TGGATTCTGCTTTGACATACCTTCGTTCATCGTTCGCTGAAAACAACAATAAACTGAGTTTCATCACAATCCATATGATTACAATCGGTGATAGACAAGCAATTAATACTACTGGATTCATTTGTCATCATCCTCTGGTTCGTAAAGTGGACATGGTTCCTCAAACAAGTGTTCCATCCTAAGTTGTTTGATGCGCTCTCGTAGTCCTTTGTAGAACTCTCTTTTTTCGTCGGCGTTCATTTTCCTTTGAGTGCTTTTTCTACTTGTTTCCTAGCATCTTTCATTTTCTGCTGTTCGCGTTCAGAATGTCTGTAACCATTCTTACCGTGTAGAATAAAGTGTCCTTGACAAAACATAGTGACACCAAACACTATTGCAAGGACAATACCAATCCATTCGACTATAAGTTGATTTGTAGCCATGGTAGTAGTGGTGGTATTACTCCAATAAGTCTCAGTAAACCTTCAGAGAAGAGTCCAAGAACAAAGAAACCAACAAACATACTAATCATTCCAGCATTACGATTGTGTCTGCGGATAGCAGCATCGATCATTTCCTGGACTTCTTCTTTACTAATCTGATTGTTAGTCATCGATCTCAAGTCGGCCAAACTCACTCATCATCTTTTGACGTTCCTCAATCTTACCGTCGATAAACCCAGCACGCCATGCCCAGGTTTGTCCACCTTCAATTCCTTTACTTGGATTGATACACCTTTCATCACCAAGTTTATTGCAGACAAGGCCAGCGAGGTCTAACTCGTCTCCTCTGTTCATAGTACCACCCCAACGGTGCTCTCCATTAATCCAGACTGCCCCACATTGGGAACATTCTACTCTCTCAAGTTTGAGATCGGTCATTAGTTCTTTCCTTTTTGAGTTGTTGAAAATCTAGGTTCAATGACTTCTGGAGTCTTCTACGCATGAAGTACATTCTCACCCGAATGATTTGGTATCTGATTGTTAGGTCAGCATAAGCAACTAATCGCATAGTTGCATCATACCCAGCATACGCCACTAGTAAACCAAATGTTACGATTAGCAGATAAAATAGCAACATTTAATTTAGCGTATAGCTGTATATAGATGATACACTATCTCTTAAGGATTTCTGTAATTATTATAACGGAAAGGGTGGGATTTGAACCCACGGTGCTACTAACACGTCAGTTTTCAAGACTGATGCAATCAACCACTCTGCCACCTTTCCTATCGGACTTCAAAGTCCAACCGCTTCACTTTACGCTTCCGCCTTTGTTCCTGATACGCAAGTTCTTCACGGGAGAAGACACTATCAATCTTGTCTTCCCTGTTGTATGATACCATGACTACTTTATCCAAGTCAACAGCACCAACCTTATTGTCAACCAAAGTCATCTGGTTTGAGCAACCACAGTTCTGCAACTTTGCAGTGCTGACCAGTTCACGGCCGCATTCTTTGCATCTTACGATAATCATCATACAGGGTGTAAGTGATTTATTTATATGCTTGAAGAGGGGATCGAACCCCCGACCGCCTCCGTGTAAAGGAGATGCTCTACCGCTGAGCTATTCAAGCAAAGGCTCCTCCACCTGGACTCGAACCAGGGACAGGGTGATTAACAGTCACCTGCTCTACCAACTGAGCTATAGAGGATTATCTGGTTGTTCCTTCTTTAGTTTGAAATACAGTTTGTAGTACTTATCACACATGGCACGGAGAATAGCGCAGTCTTGATCAAAACCAAGTTTCTTTGTGTGTTGATAAGAACCTTCTAACTCTGAGATAAGCAGAAGAATTTCAACTGGTTTCATATTCCTAAAGAAGGAAAGCGGAGTATCGGAATCGAACCGACGACATCTAACTTGGAAGGATAGCGTTCTACCGCTGAACTAACTCCGCAATGGGGACTTACACAAGAGAAGAGGTGGTGGTGGTTTCTCCTGATGCCCAGCGACTCAGATAGGATTTGAACCTATGACCGACTGCTTAGAAGGCAGTTGCTCTATCCAGCTGAGCTACTGAGTCTCGCTGACCTTCTTATTATAAAGTGTCTTGGTTTGAGTGTCAAGGCCCTTAGATACTTAAGTAATACTTATAGCTCCCCTTGGAACCGGACAAGCCAAATTCTACTTATCATTCAAGGTATTGTCAAGCATAAAAAAAGAGGAGTCCTTAGACCCCTCTGTATGCCCCTCAGTCGTCTTCTAAGGTTAGTAGTTCAATGTCTTCCCCTTTGGGTTCAATCCACTCCTCAAACTCCTGGTAGATGGCGTATGCGTCGTCCAGTTGTCCGATGTCATGGTGGTTATCAGCCACCTCGTTATGCATGTCTGCGATGCGTTCCAGGGACCACTCACGGATGTGAGATACAATCTCTTCAGTCGTCTTTTCCATAATAATCTTTTCGGAAGTACCTTGAGAGGATGTTGCTATTGTAGTAGCGGGGGGTTCCGTCGTCAAGTGATTCGGTGAGGACGTTGTTTCCGAAGAGTTGTCTGGTTTCTTCAAAATTAGTTTTGCCCTTCGTCTTATGAAGGCTGATGATAGTTCTGCTAAAATTCTGCTTGCCGTATTTGATAATGTCTTCTTTAAGTTCTGGACAAGACCCATAGTACTTTTTCCAATCTGATTCTTGTTTTACTTTGCGTTTCTTTCCCTTAGGTGTTCGGAACGACCAAAAATATTTTCTTCCAATGTAGCGTCTTCCGTTGAGGAGATTGGTAATTTCATAAACAAAACCAAAGTTGTCGCCAACATCGCTGCTATCAAAAGTTCGTTCCAAGTAAATCCAAGGATTTTCATAGTCTATACTCATCTAGAATATCAAATACCTGATTTAGGTATTTATGGGCCAATCCTCTGGCCTCATCGCTGTACTGGTGTTCCTCCCAGTACAGTTCGTTCTTAAGTCTCTCCACTTTAGTTCTGAGTTCTGCTATCGTAACCTGATTTCTAGGCATAAAAATAGGGGAGTGTTACCTCCCCTATCTAGCACATATTAGAGTTGGAATCCACTGAATGTGTCTTTTTTCACATCTTGTTTGATTCCACCGACAACATAAGATTCAACCTCTGTCTCTTGCGGAGCGACCTGGAGACCCTTAGAGGAAATCCAGTGCTGCGTCCAAGGCAGCGGGTTGTTCTTAGCAGCAATATCATAGACTGGTTTCAGTCCAATTGCTTTGAGTCTTCTATTTGCAATCCATTCCACATACTGTTGCAGAAGTTTATCGTTGAGACCAATCATCGATCCGTCCTTAAACAGGTAGTCTGCCCAACGCTTCTCTTCATTTACAGCACGATCAAATGCAGCATATGTCCACTCTTCTTCTTCCTTCATGATTTGCTTCATCTCAGGATCATCACCTGCCTTCCACTTATTCAAAATATTCTGAGTGATTGCTAGGTGTTGGTTTTCGTCTCTTGCGATGAGACTAATGATTTTAGCGGATCCTTCCATAAGCTTAAGTTCACCGAAGGCGAAACTACAAGCAAAACTAACGTAGAACCGAATACCTTCAAGAATGTTAACGTTGGCGACTGCTCTGTAGAGTCTGCGTTTGACATCTTTGATCTCCCATTGTGCTGATGGTGAATCTCTAAAGTCTGGTTGCCACATGCTACCATTACCCCATGTTTGGGCACTATTGATGAAATCATCATATGCCTCTGTAACGCTACTAGCACGCTCCAGAATACGTGGGTCAGATACAATCTTATCAAAGACCTCTGATGGGTCTGAATATACGTTCTTAATGATGTAAGTATATGAACGACTATGGATCATTTCCATAAATCCCCAAACTTCCATACATGCCTCAAGTTCAGGCAAGGAGCAGTAAGGAATGAATGCCATTCCAGGACCACGACCTTGAATTGAATCAAGCATGATCTGATACTTCAGGTTGGAAGTGTAGATATGTTTCTGTTCGGGGCGAAGCGTCTGATAATCTCCACGATCTTTTTGGAGTGACACTTCCTCAGGTCTCCAGAAGTATCCCAGTTGTTGAGTTGTAAGTTTATCAAAAACAGGATACTTGTAGGAATCGTACCTCTGGACTCCCAGAGGTTTGCCAAAAAACATTGGCTGCTTTTTAGTGTTTACTTGTTCTGTATTGAAGACAGTCATGCCTTCAACAGTTTTTTTCACAGACGTTGGTTCGTCCATTGTCGAAATCTTAAACTGCACAGGATTCACACTCTCCCTCCTCGGCTTGTTCTAACTCATTTAGTAAATTATGTAGCTCGGCGTTGTTCTCTTCCTGGACTTCATCAGACTTAAGATCGTTTGTGTTCTGATAGTAGGAAGTTTTCCAACCGTACTTATATGTAGTCAAAAAGTCTTGTGCCATGACGGACACTGGGACTTCATTGTCAGCATAGTTCTCTGGATTGTAACTCCAGTTACCAGAAATTGCCTGGTCGAAGAACTTCTGCATCACAGCAACAATATTAACATACCCACGGTTGGATTCCATATCCCACAGCAAGGTGTAGTTATTCTTCAGCGATCCGTATTGCGGAACAATCTGCTTAAGCGGGCCTTTTTTGCTCTTCTTAACGGACAGGTAGTCTCTAGGAGGTTCGATTCCGTTTGTTGCATTTGACACAACGGAACTGCTCTCCGAAGGCATCTGTGCGGACAAAGTGCTGTGTCTGAGACCGTGTTCCAAGATAGATGCTCTAAGAGACTCCCAATCATGTTGATACCCCTGCGTAGTGATTTCGTCTACATCCTTCTTGTATGTATCAATTGGCAGAATACCATCTGCATACTTAGTACGACCAAACTCTTCACACCAACCCTTCTCTTGGGCAAGTTTGTTGGATGCTTTCAGCAGGTAGTACTGGAAGGATTCAGTAAGTCCATGGACTGCATCCCATGCCTCTTGAGAATCGTATTTGTAACCCAGCTTGGCAAGATAGTGGGCGAGACCAATGAAACCGATTCCAAGCGATCTCCGTGCCTTCGTAGCGCGTTCTGCAGCAGCAACTGGATACCCTTGATAATCAATCAATTCCTCCAGACCACGAACAGACAAATCACATAAGTCCTCAAGTTCTTCATCGGACTTGACCTTACCTACGTTGATGGCAGACAGAATGCACAGAGCAATCTCTCCTGCTTGATCATCAATGTGGTTGATGGGATCGGTGGGCAGGGTAATCTCCTGACACAGGTTACTCATATTCACCTTGTCCTTGAAGGAGGAGTGAGAGTTACAGTGGTCGATGTTCATGATATACAAACGACCAGTTTCTGCTCTCTCCTTCAGAAGATCAAGAATCA